AAGACTCCCATCGCAACGAGACTCAGATCGTCCTTCAAAAACTTCTTGCTGATCGTCATTTCGTTGTCGCGAATCGGAGCGCGGGAAGTAATGGCCCTCGAAGTTGCTGAGTCGAAAATCACGATGCCGCTCGAAGACCACCAAATGAGACGGCCGAAATGCGAAGTCACTGCCCGATTCGAGGAACAACCGACCTGCAAAATTTCCTTCTGAAATCCCGGAACGGCGGGCCATACGCTTCTGTCGCGTATATCAGCTTGGATCAATGAGACATCCTCATCAGTATAAACTAATAACTGGGGAGAATCTATGCTCGGTGTTTTTGCCATCGCGGTAACGTCCCTAGAAAAGTTGAAGCTTACGGTTCCCCCGAGGTAAACCTGTTCAACGAAAGAAAATGGATTGGATATGTCGCTGGCAAAAACTTGATTTCCATAAGATACCCACAGCCTATCGCCGACCCATTGCATTGCTCCACCAAGGGGAGTCTGAAACGGAAATCCTTTGATGTGACCGGATGTTGAACCGTCGTAAAATGCCGGTGCGCTAGATCCGCCGTCCTGCATTATCATTACAGCTTTCGGAAGAATCAACTCGATGGCGGAAGACAGATCTCCCGGAGTAATCCGGGTAGCGGCCTGAACCGTTTGGGAGAAAAACACCTGTTTTGCATGAGCTGAAAATTGAATGTTCGGAACTTGAACCAGTTCTCGAAAAGGCCAAGTGGTGACATACACCAGCCCGTCCACGGCAATCAACATTTGTTCGAGGCCGACCTGAGGACGAAAAATTGCGGCTCCCTGAAGGTTTCCCTTCGGGAGTTTTATCAAACACTTGTGACCGGGTCGGCACGAAATCACGCCGCCGATATTGATTGTGTTAATCGCGCTCCAAACCTGACCGACCGGAAGCTGGCTCGGATCGATGGATGAGTTACATCCACCGATAAACGAAGCGTCGAAATCGATGAGTTGCGGGGCTGGCATTATCGGATATCGTAATCAGATTTGTCTCTCGGGTTTGAGCGGTCGATGACTTGAATCGGCGTGTAAGTCGGCGGCTCAAGTTTCATCTGCGCTTCGAGTTCGAGTCTCGCGGCGTCAGCTTCCGCCTGATGCGCCGTCGCCCAATCGAGCGCGGCATAGAATTTTCTCGCCTGCATACCGAGGAGAAAACCGAGTCGGCTATTCAACGGAACATGGTCCCATCGGCTCTTGAAAGTCGGAGACGTTTTGATATACGCGACCCTCACCCAGTTACATGACCGATTGAGAATGATCCGCCTCAGTTGAGGGAGACGTTCGTCTGGTTCATAGACTCCAAGATTGACGCCGCTTTGACCGTTACTATCAATCGTTGCAAGACGAGCACTACCGACAAACTCATCTTTGAAAAGTCCTGTGATTCGAGCCACCTTCGGCGCTGTTGCCTCAGGGACGGCAACTCCGTAGATGGTGGGAAGCTGAAGACCATCAAGCCACTGTCCCCCAACCTCGCGACGTAATTTGTTGCCTTCGGAGTCGTATCCATAGACGATAAATTGCTTGTTGTTGTCTTCCGGAGTTTGTAAGTGAACAACGAGTTGAGCCGGGGTAATCAAGTCACGGTAGGTGACATGCCAGTTGCCTTGGTCTTGCCACGACCACTCGCAACTTTGTCGGCAGTCGCCCGGGCCGTTGAGATGGAAATTAAAAAGCTGTCCAAATCCGAGGGTCGGTTGTCCCCCGATGTTTACACCGATGACCGTGGAAACTTCCCTCGGCATCGTCACACAACGTTTGCCGCAACACGCCCCGAGATTACAATTTCCGCCAGTGGAACAACTGCCGCTACAGCCCGCAGTGCAGATGTCGATCCACCCTTTCCACCCTTCGAAATCCGCCTTGTTCGCAATCATCGTGACCACGTCGCCGCACCAAGCAAAAAATTTCTCGTCGGAACAGATTCCAACGATTTTCTTGGCCTCGTCGTAGATGTCGTCAACCAAAAACACTTAGTAGTCCTCTCCCTCTTCGTTTTCCTTCGACTTCTCGGCCGCGAGTGCGTCGAGAGATTCCTCGGCGGATTTGTCGCGCTGCGCCGGAGCAACCACGCCGCCTTTCTTCGCGGACACAATTTCCTCAACACAGATCGTGCAGGAATATTGACTGTCCTTGTCCCGTCGAACATCCTTGTCGGATTTGATAACCCGATACTTGATCGTCATCGTGCCGGTCTCGGGAAATTCCCGTTCCTCGTCGTAATAGAAAACAAAAGACGGGAACCCACCCTCGCCGCCTATACCCACTGGGACAGCATTGCCAAATTCGCTTTTCGGATGCGCCCGGCCTTCGAGTTCGATGTTTACTTTCATACCTTAAACAGTGACCGCTTTAGCTTGTTTTCGCCACGACTTTTCCGTCAATTATTACCGGGCTCCCATCCGGGTTCCGAAGCACGTCATCAGGCGGGTTTTCCACCGTAACAGTGAATATCGGGGCTCCGATTGTCTTGTCTCCGCACACCGGCCGCTTGCAGTTGTGGGAGACGATGTGATGCGGATCTCGGACGAGGGGAACACAGTCGCCCCTCGAATCATCGACCGGGACGTGAACTGGCTTCGCGTTGTTTAAACAGGGAACACACCCGCAGCCACAGCCGCATTCTCCAGTTTTGAAAGAGTCTATGCAATCGTTCATAAAAGGATTTCAACCGATTATACATCCGAAGCAGTAGCTTTTAGCCGAGACGTTAAAAAGCGGCACATTGAGTTGAAACGGGTCGAACTTCCACGCCGAAGGATCGGTTAAAATCATGTCATTGTCAAAGTGCGGAACGCGCATCGAATATGCACCACCACCGGTCTTCTGATGGTGCCCTATATTATTTCCCATTATCGGCCAATGACCGCGCTTTGTGCAGCGACGGTTGAAACGTTTGGTGATGGCTTCATTGGATTCGATCCACAAACAGGAAAGTGAACTGCTAGAGGTGTCGTTCATCGCTGTAACTACTGCCTCGTTCGTGGTGTGAGCACTCGGCGAATATCGTCTCGGGAATATGAGGGAAAAGTGGGAGAATTCGGCAATCGCCAAGGCAACCAGAGAGACATAAGTTGCACCCCCGTCCTGAGAGTTTCCGTAACTCTGTATAGCCGCCCCTGATCGAGTGTTGACCTTCTCCGGAGTCTTCGGAGTCACATTGACCGTGAAGTTAGTTCCGTTGTTGACGACGTGTCTTGCGGAGGTCGCAGTTGCTAGTTCACCAAAAAAGCGAGCACTGCCCAACCATCCTGTAGGAGTGTCCGTAGTCGCCCACAGGAAGTTTTGTGTTCCCCCACTACCAACAAGTGCTAGAGAGTAACTTGGCATTTTTACAGTTCCTCGAATATCTCCGTGGCGCTGACGACGCTGGTTCCGCTGAGTGAACGGATGCCAATAACTTCTCCGTTGACGTAATACATTTCTTCTCCGGGCGCGGCAACCCATCGGATGAATCCTCCAAATGCGTTGAAAGCGAGAATTAGCGCCCACCCTGCGAGAAGGGCACTGGTTTGGGCTTTTCCGTAGGTGCCCGCAGCGGCGGGCGAGCGTGAGTTGAATTTTTCCGGCGTGATGGCGCTGTTAGAAACGAGTGTGGCGTTAAGCTGCCCAACACCAATGCGATTCACGGCGGATGAAGTGGCTTCACCTCCTATGATAATTTCGAGGATGCGCCCTTGGCCGGATGCTGCGGCTTTAACGGTGAGGAGGTCGGCAGTCGTGGACAACGTCGCGCCAGCATTGACGATGGAGTAAACCGGGTCATCGGGGCAAAAGTCGCGGTTGACTTGTTCGTATTTGGGCCAGAACTTCATTGCTCGTTCGCGTGCCTCTTCGAGACAACGTGATGGCGCACGCATGTCGTGCATCCAATTCTGACGGCGCATTAGTGTTTTAACTTCGCATGGGTCGATTAGATTTTTCATGTGCGTGTTGCTTTCATTGTTATAGTTAGTCGGGTGATGGTAGATACGCTATCGATGTTGTAGGAAAGAATATCACCAGCGGCGATTGATGTTGTCCAGCCAGTGAGGGTAGTGTCTTGATACTTCTGTGCGGAGGACAAAGTGGGCTTCGCTGCGGCTGTAATAGTGTCGGCGACGGTGGGAGGAAAATTGGCGAATGTATCCTTCCAAATGTCAACTACTACAGAACCGGTCTGATCGGCGTAGAGATCGGCTTGGTTAATAGTGCAAGCGAACGGAATCTTGATGTGCCCTTTCTGTCCGGTGGTGATGGCACTTCCACCACCATCCACGATAAAGCAGATTTCAACGACCTTGAGCGTGGAAGACAAGAGAGTAGCGTTAGAACCTGCGGAAGCGGTCACGTCACCTGTGAGGGCGGCTCGTTGCAGATTCCCGGCCCCGTCCATTGCCAGAGTCTCATTGAGCAGGATGGTTTCAGGATCTCCTGTGCCAGCCGTATCTCGACCAATGAGTGAATCGGTCGCGATGTTCTGCATCTTAGCGAAGGTGACGGCATCGTTAGCGATAGTCTGTGCCGTTCCTCCTGCTGCTTTGGTAACATCACCCGTGAAAGCACTTGTTTGAATTCCCGGCCCTCCAGTGAACTCGACGCCTCCACCAACGCTGATTTCTTCCGGATCGCCGCTGCCTGCCGTGTCGCGCCCAAGCAATCGGTCGGTGGCGATGTTCTGCATCTTCGCGAACGTCACCGTGTCATTGGGAATTGTAGTAGCATTGTTTCCAGCGGCGGCTGTTACGTCGCCAGTCAAAGCAGATCGCTGGATTCCACCCGCCCCCGTAAATTCCACACCTCCGGAAACGGTCAACTCCTCGGTATCTCCTGCCCCGGCTGTATCTCGTCCAAGCAAGCGGTCGGTCGCCGAGATATTCTGCATCTTAGCGTAAGTAACGGTGTCGTTAGGGATGGTCGCAACTTGAGAACCACTACCGGGACCGGCAGTCACATCGCCAGTAAGTTCGGTAATACCGGTCGAGGAGGTAGCAACCTTGAGACGACCTTCGTTATCGTAAACTTTCATGTTTGTTCTACACCGAGAACGGTGTAATCAACGCTCGCTGCATCAGTAGTTTCGCCCTCAATTTCGTCGCCCGCTTCAAGCGTCTCGATGCCTTCCTCATGGGCAAACTCGCCGGTGTCGATCTTAGCCTGACCGATCTTGCGGCTCGTGCCACCAAATTTCTTGATGTAGAGCACAACGGTCTGTATACCACTTGCGACATGAGCAAGAGTCACGTTTCGGATGATTGCGCGAGTCGCCGCAGGAACCGTATAAAGCGTGGCTTTGGCGGCTGGTAATTGACCGTTAGCAAGAATTTTTCCGGTGGTTGCCATGTTATATCAAAGGGTCAACCATATTAAAGTATCGTCCGATGGTCCGGCAGGCCCTTGCGGTCCCGTCGCTCCTGTTGCTCCCGTAGATCCCGTTGCTCCTGTTTCACCTTTCGGACCCGGGGGTCCATCAGACCCTTTCAAACCTACCGATCCCGGTGGACCCGGTGGACCCGATGGACCGGGTGGACCCGGGGGGCCGTCAGAACCTCCCGTAGATATTCCAAATCTTCCTCCTGCGGTATATGTTACTCTACCCATATTAAGTCAGAAGCCCGTAGTCCCTGAGAGCGTCATTAACCTGTTTGAGTTTTCTCGCAAGCTGATAAATGTCGTTCCGAATAGCCGCTGCATCGACCGAGTAAGTATTCAGGTCCGTGAAATTCGCAATGGTCCCGTCGGTTCCACCAACCGTCACATTGTTTGTCAGATCCTCTCCGCTGGTCTGTTTCACGACAGGCGGCACTCCGGGGAAAAACGCCTGAACATCGAATTCGTTGTCGAGGACTGTTCCAGACACAACCGACCACGCTGGATTCGCCCCGCCGCAACCGCGTATCGATCCGCTGAGAGTTGTCCCCCAAGCCGCGAATCCATTTTTCGCAAGACAGTTTTCGAAAACTCCGGACAAAATTCCTGTCGTCCCACCGAACATGCCGGATGTGCTACCACTCGAAGCGGCATATCGGCAACGAAGGAAAACGCCTGAAAGTGTCGGAACATTCCCTCCTCCGTGACTCCAACCCCCGCCGTCAGCTTCGCAGTCGATGAAAGTTCCAGTGATCGATGAGTCGGCACTATCCGCGTAACCGAATGAAAGACCTGCGGCTTTGCACCTCAGCCAAAAACCCGCGACTGTGACGGCTCCCGCAATCGCAACACCGAATGCGCGGCTGGTGTCCCAAGCACGAACGTCAGTCCAAGTGCCGGAGAAATTCTTGTCCCAAGGGGTAATCCGATTTCCGCCACCGGTCTTTCGAAGCAATACATTCGTGACCTTGAGTTTTATTCCGAACCCTGTTTGAGTCGTGTTGATCGCGCTTTCGTTACCCGCAGACACCGATTTGATGCAGAGGTTCGAAATGGAAATATCGTGTGACCCTGAGTCGGCGGCGGAATTGATGTTGATCGGATCGACTGTTGAGACGATAACGGTCTCGCCCTCGTCCTCGACAACTCCGCTGCGGAAATTCATTTGACCTGAGTTTTGCGACACTCCGGCCAGATCTATGTATAGAGTGTCGAGCGTGAGCGTTCCCGCTCCGAGATCGTATATGCCCGGGAGCAAGAAAATGGTAAACCGATTAGCGGTTGCGAGCGCGGCTCCGTTCGGAGTGGATGCCTTCGCGAAAACATAAGCGTCCTGCAACGCGGTGCCGTTCACCAAAGGATCGGCATCACCACCGATGAAAATATATGCGCTTCCGGGATTCGGAAAACCACCTGTGCCGGGAATTCCTTGCGGTCCCTGCGGTCCTGTGGCTCCGGGTGTTCCGGGCTCTCCCTGCGCTCCTGTCGGTCCCGGTGGGCCTTGAATCGCCGATCCCCCGGGCGGGCCTGTAGGGATGACGAGTTTACCGGCCGGTATGGTTCCAGAGGCACCGGGAACGGCTTGGACGAGAGTCAAAAAAAGCAATCCGCTCGGATCTGTTGCCGTGACGAGATACCATCCGGACGTGTCGATGAACACATACGAATTCACCAACATTGCCGGGGTCGGCTCCGTGAGAACGGACATGCTGAGGTTTCCCTCGGTCGGTTGGGTGAAACTTTGGAGAGTTACAGTGTAGGCATTGAACCCATCCTGACCGGGATCTCCCTCAGGCCCCTGAGGACCGGTAAGTCCTATAATTCCTTCATTGAACAGCCGAAGAAAATAGCAAGCGAGACCTTCATCGGCTCCTCTCGGATTATTCGGCAGACCAGTATCGAGATCGCATGGAAGAGTCCAGATGACTTCACCATTGATCTCAGTCTTGATTACCTCTCCGAAAAACTGCATCGTAAAATTCGAGATCTGCGATGGCAGGGACTCGCACGCAGCCGTATTTTGCTGCGTCACCGCGCACGGATTGTTCGAGCATCCGCTCGGGACGTTAAAGGAATTACACGACATGTTATTTGTCCTTTCCGTTTTTAAGAACCTTCAGTTCCGAGTGAACTGTGGCATGACGATGAACGAAAAACCAAATTGCGACAACTCCTCCGGCTACTCCCATAATCAGGATTTCGTTTCCGACCACGAGGGACGGGAGAACGATCAAAGCGAGTCCAGCCACACAAGCCACCGCGCTAGTGGTAACACTTCCAACAATGGCCTTGAGGGGCGGATAAAAAGCACTGGCTGCGCCGAAGACGAAAAGCAAAATCCCAACCCAAACAATCGGCCGCATGGCATTTAGTTTCGCTCCGATTTCCCTCGCAGCGTCTTTTTGTGCCGCGCCGATTGTGGTGTCCACCCTTTCCGTAACCGTAATTTTCGCCGGTTTCGACTGGACCGGTTTATCCTCCGGCAGAGCAAAAACCGTCTCGGTGGTCTTCTCATACTTTTGAGTAGATTCCGATTTAGGATTCTCCGACTGCTTGAGTAGAGTTTTGTTCGGAGACACGAGGCTGCTTCCCGGCTTGAGAGCCACGAGAGAACATCCGGTCAGACCAGCGACTAGGATTAAACTTGCGATTTTCATTTTACTAAGAACCGTGATACAAACTCGATGACGGCAATTCCGCCGAGAGACACATAAACGAACCTCTCCACATGCCGCAGACGGTCGTCGAGTCTTCCAGCGATCTGCTTGAGTTCTTCGATCATCACCCGCCGAGTTCTTTTCTCGCTCTCGGCATCGGCAATGAATCTTTCAAATTGCGCTTCCACTCTGACCAGCCTTTCATGTAGTTCGATTTCCGTGCATTCTGCTGCCATGTTTCCCCTTTAAGACGGTGAGCGTCATTGGTTTTTATACCTGTCTCCCTAAAGTTGTTTGGAAAGCCTGCCACGCATTGTAAAGATTCGCTTGTTGAGTAGCGTCGAAATCTGTGGATAGTTGGTATCCCGCGTGCGCTCGATTGTCGGGAGCTACCCCGCCACCTCCGTTATTATTGTTTACCGTATTAACATAGATTACAATCGCTGAACTTGTAAGACTCCCGGGAGTGACTGTGGTTGCGAGTTGGGAACCATTCTTATACAATTTCATGCTCGTGGTGCTGAGACGAACCCCTAAATAAAATCCGTTCCCGTTTGAATCGGAAACCGGTCCTATTCCCGCCCCATTATCCGTCATGGAATAATAACTATTCCCCAAATTCGCGACAGATAAATAGCTGAAGTTCGTTCCGTCGTATGTTCCCATATTCAAGGAACTGAAATTTGAAGCTGTCCGAACATACAACCCATACGACATCGCATGATTCGTTGCATCGATGTTGTAAAGATCGGCAAGGGTAGCGCCCGTAGATATCCATTTACTCGCTCCGTCCCCAGTGAGCCCGGTCGATTCGGAATAATCTCCCGAAACGAAATTAGCATTCGTCTCGGAAGCAGATCCGATGTCTTTTATCAACGGGGTGAGACAGGCCGCGAGACCTGTCCCCGCATACAAATTCAATCGGTAAATTTTGCTCCGAATGTTGGCCGCTTTAATCGCCAACATAAAAGTGTTGGCCGCGTTCTTAGTGCTTGCGGATACACTCCCCCCGTTTGCTTCCACTCGACTCACCCAATCGAGAACTTCTGCGTCATAAACGAATCCCCCGGAAGATATCGCTACTCCGGGGGCTCGCCGGTTGATGATCGGATTCGGCATTAGTCCTGAAGAATTCCGTAAATGAGTTGCAGATCCGTGGTGGCGACGTAGTCCGGTGCGCCGGTCGTCACGAGGGCCGCGAACAAACTTGTGTTGCCGTTTGCGCCCTTCAGGGTGATGCCAAGACCCTTGAGTGTAGCCACCGCTTTGCTGTCGATTGTAATGTAGTCCGTCGCTGCAATCGTGATGTGCGCGAGGACTTTCAAATCGTCGGTGCTGAAAACGAATGCTGAGTTATCGGTGATCGTCGCTGCGCTCGGGTCGGCATCGAAAATAAAAAGTTCCATCGCCGCCTTCTGATTCGCCCGGTCGAGGATCGTGATCGATTCGAGGATGCCGGAACCGTTCGAAGTGCGGAGTGCTCCTGTGATAGTCCTTTTGCCTCCCACTGCGTCACCGGCAGTGTAAACGGAAGTGCTGACTGCCGTGGTGTCCTTCAAAGCGACGGAATATCCGCCGACATTGTTGTTCGTGGTCGTCAATGACAACAGACCTTTGAGAGCTGCGATGACGGAAGCATTCGATGCCGGATTCGTCACGGCTGCGTCTGCCGGGGCTCCGACACCTGTTACAGTGCTGCCGGTGTTCGTGCCGATAGTAGCGAGGGTCGAAGAGTTGAGACTTTCAAAAGACAAAATGCCTTTCAAAAGCGCAATCTGGCTCGCACTCAAAACTGGGTTCGTCACGGCTGCGTCAGCTTTCGCGCCTTCCGCGACATCCGCGCCGTCCGCAATAGCTACGTTGGATGCCGGGCCTGTGCCGCCTCCGGCATTCAGGAGGGTCATCAAAATTTTTCGAAGCAGATTATTATCTGTGTCTCCGGGTTTGAATGTAGTTTCGTCAGCAGCCATAATTTTTTCTTTCTGAGTTAAGTGGTGAGCACCTTATGGGGATGCTCACCACTATTACCTACCCCCATGACAACGGGCTGGAATCCCGTTGACAAATTGTTTGGACCAAGAGATCCTTCGTTCGCGTGCTGCTCCCGATGACACCGGCAGCAAATCAAATCGCATTTTTTCGCCTCTTCCAAAGCGACTTCAAAATTACCCGTGAGGAGATCTGAAACAGACTTGTCTTTTTCGCTCGGGTTTCGATGATGAAAATCTAGGGCATCATCGCATCCGTGATATCCGCATTCCCGGCAACACCCACCCAAAAATTGAATGAGGATGTATTTTACTTTCCGGCCTCTTTGTTTCTGCCAGTTTCTCCTCCACTCTTTTCGGGAATCCGATGCCCCTCCGTTCACCCAAATCGAAATTGACTTTCTATGAACCCCAAACGATTTCGCAATTTCAGTGTAGCTCAAACGAGGGTTGTCTTGAACGAATTTTCGAACTTTTTCTTTAACCTCTTCAGAGATATTTTTCATCCAGAAACAGTGATCCGTTCTAGTCTGTTTTGCTTACTAAAAAGGCGGTCGAGGGTTTATTCCCGACCGCCTCGAATTTTCAACGTAACCCGTTGATCTCCAAGTTAATGGATCACCGGGGTTTCATCGTCGCCACAGACCCCGATGGTCGCGAAGCTGTCAGCTCCAGTGAAGCTGGACGAGTCCGTGTCCGCACAGCTCACCAGACCGAGGTCGGCTTGGCAGCGTTTGTAGAGGATCGGGATGATGTGCTGAGGGCGTAACGGCCTGTAAGCACGAGTGATTTGGTATTTGTGCCATCCAAAATCCCCCCATTGGTTACACTGGTTGTCGATCTGGTAGTGCCATTCGAGTTCGCCCATGTGAAGCTGAGGCGCGAATTTGAACGAGCCTTCGCCCACATACTTCTCGGGCACCAGACGCTCAAAAGAGCCGTCCGCAATCAGCACGCCGATTTCGTAATCAGCATTCAACCACGCCGGATTCGGCTTGGCGAAAGCAGTGTTACGCGCCGGGTTGCTAACGATGGTGACAGGGTCAACAAGGGCCAGCGAACCGTCCGGGTTGAAGCCGGTGGCACGCAGAGGCCGTTGATCGACACCGAAGGCGATTCCCCGGTAAGCCGGAGACTGTTCGAAGCTGTAGGCCGTGAGGGACACTTCGCCGAGTTTGTATCCGCCAGTCGTGAGGCCGATCATCACGTTCTGGACACCAACCTCGGATCGAAAATACTCGACCTGATCGGACCCGCCGATGAAACGGAAGTGCGGCATCCCTTGATCTTGGGAATACCACTCGCCGAACAAAACTTCGCGCAGGTAACGCGCAATGTAATGCAGGGCCTTGAAGGTCATCGGGCCGGTGGGAAGCAACGGAGCGAACTGGACACCGAGATCGGTTTCAAGTCCACCCGTAAACAGGGAGTTGAAGTCGTAGCCAGCGTTCGCCGTGAACTTCGAGGCGGAACGGAGATACAACTGTGCGCGAACGTCAGCGTTCACATACTGAGTGACCAGCTTTTTCAGCGAGTCCTCGGCCATGACGTAGCTGCCTTTGAAGGCCGAATAGCCTTTCTTCACGCAGATGTTCGGACCCCGGCCACGGAACGATTCAAGCCGGAGCGTGAATTCGACAGTGTCGGTGAGATCCTGAATGCCGGTGTTGCCGCAGATCTCGGTATCACACAAGAAGGTTGGGATCGCGAGCGAGTCGCCGGGAGCGGCCTGCATCTGAACCACAGAACGAATCGCGTCAGAAGTCCCACTCGGAAACGTTCCACCCGATACAACGTTCATGTAAGGTGAATTTGCCGCGAGTGCTTTCGCAATCGATCCGACAATCCGATTTGTGTCCTTCGAAGCGATATCAGAGATATCCGAGGGCGAGTCACAGAAGAATGCCATAACTTGTAAAACTTTCTATTCCAGAAATTCCGATTCTGGACCGGTCACAGAAAAAATCCTCTGTGCAGAATTAGTTTTACGTTGAGGCCAACAACGAAGAAAATTTAGGCCGTCCTAGGTGAAGCGACCGAGGAAGTTTTTAAGCTTCGAAGAAGAAGTGACTCGGAAAACCGAAAACGTCAACTGCGATTTTTTTGAAGATACTTAATCGCTTTTTTCTTTACCGCAAACAGAGCAAATCTTCGTCATACCACAGAAGATATCACAAAAGATTTTCGAAGATAACTCTTATTTTTTCGTCTCAGACAACTCCCTCAACGCCCAGTCCCACCACCACGACCACGTCCTGCGGAGACCGTCCTCCAGAGTAGTGCTCGGTTCCCAACCTAGTTTTTCCCGAATCAGGCTGTTATCACTGAATCGGCTATGCACCCCCACCACTCCGGGAACGTAGTTCACCTGTAGCTCGGTCCCCGCTATTTCTTGGACGATAGCCACCATGTCCTTGACCGTCGCAAATCTCGGGCTGCTGAGATTGACCGGAACCGTTACGCCGGAATTCATCAAACGCTGCGTGCCTTCAACACAATCGTCGATGTAAAGCAGAGATCGAATCTGTGTCCCGTCACCCCAAACATCGATAGATTTGTGACCGAGAAGTTTTGCCGTCGCAATTTTCTTGCAGATCGCGGCGGGAAAATGATTGTGCTTCTTGTTGTCGCCCGGGCCATACAAGGTGAAATACCTAGCCACTCGGGTATCAACGTTTCCGTCCTCCCGAAATTCCCGGCAAAGTTGCTCGCCGAAAAACTTTTCCCAACCATAGCCGCGCTCCGGAATCTCAAGTCCACCGGACTCGTATTGCTCGATTTTTTGGCTTCCATACACGCACGCGCTCGAAGCGAAAAAATACCTCTGCGCTCCGACTGCTTGGCAGGCTTTGAGAAGGTTGATGTTAATCTGAGCACTCAACATGCAACTCGACCGATTGCTCTGAATGTAGTCGATTCCTCCGACTGAGGCCGCGAGGTTGTAAACGAGTCGGGCATTCCGAACCACTCCGAGGGCCTGATTCTCGTTACTCAGGTCGGCACTGACATATTCCACTCCGTCACGCTCCTCCCATCGTTGGTTGTGAAATTGTTTCCACTCAACCTGCTCGTCGATACTCCGGGATACTGACCGAATTCTCTTGATGCCTTGATTCTTCAAATCCGCAATCAGAGCGCGTCCGACAAATCCGGTTCCTCCGCAAACTACAATCCAATCATTCATTTTATGTCCTCCGCTTTTATTCCGAGTGTCCTTCCATATCGACAAACCATTTGCGGTTGGTCGTTCTCATCAAAAACTTCTCCGACAAAAGATCCGTCCGTCGTGTCCCCGGCCGGGAACGGAATCGATCCGGGATATTTGTCCCGAAAAAAAGTATCGTGCTGCATGACCGAGTGATTCACCTTCGGCCAGATTACCTCCTCCAAAAAACGTTGATCGACCCTCTCGCGATTCGCTCCCTGTCTCAACCAATTCACGACATCGTCGAAAATCCGAAGTCCGAGTTGTCTTTTGCAACCCCACATGCCGCCCATGATCGGAACGTCGTGCGCCGGGTAATCCCGCATGACGTGGAAAAGTTTGTCCGACTTGATCCACTGCTCGACCGCTTGAGATTCCCTGTCGGAGAACCGGGAGTCGGCGTCACGGATCAAAACCACGTCGGCATTCGGTTTTTCAATAGCCATAAAACGCCACATCATCAGATTGCTCACCTGACTGTTCGACATGTAAGACAACTTTGCCCCCCGATCCACGAGGGTATCCACGCACTCTTTCGGAACGCCCGGCCCGATGTAAAACAACGGAACGAAATCCGGGTAGAATTTTTTGATCTGCTCCGCGTTACGAATCGCGCCGATGTGATATTTCGGGTTCGTCCCGTAAAGGGAAAACGAAATGTAATTCATCAGAAGGGCCTGAGTTTTTCAATCCAGTCGGCTTTCGGCCAATATCCGGCATGGTGCATTTGAAATCCGTAATGAACGAGTGGAGCGGTCTTCCAATGCTCCCGGCTCGGCTCGAAAATCGCCTGAACGTTGCTGACCTTAGTCGCCCATTCCGGTTTCTCGTGCGTCCGAGACTCGAACATCCGGACAAGCATACTCAGGTCGGAACAATGAAAAAGTTTCGCCTTTTTATTCCAATCGTGCTGCGGGTGCGGAACCCAGTTCATAAAAAGGTTGCAGAACCATTCATAGTGGTGACGCGCTCCCGCGACAACGCCCATGCTGATAGTGTTGAAAGGTTCGTAGTCGCACAGAAAATACATCTTGTCCGCGTCCATCACTCGATCTGGCTTCGGAGTGAATTTGTAGTTGATAACGTCATAATCCGTCATCACGCCGCCGCCACCGTCAGTTTCTTGAGAAGCCATCGCGAGCCACCGAAGAAAACACGCGCCCTCATATTCGTGACCGTATTCGGTCGGCAGATTCCAAACGTATTTTTTGAATCGCTCGTATTGCGGGTGCAACATTGCATCGCCCTCATTCAAAACGATTGGTTCCCAACCGAGTCTCGACCAGCTTCTCGACCAGACATCAATCAGTCTGCGCTGAGAGTCCTCGGAGTAAAGCGGAGTCGGTGTGTAGTAGGTATAGACTCTCATGTGGTTTGTCCGAGTAAATATTTCCGGCAAAGTTTCACTCCGTCGTCGCCTTTCGCTCCGTGCCACCAAATTGTTTTCTCCTCGATCTGACGGAGAAAAATTTCCTCGGTGATCGGCTGACGCCATACACTTTTCATCTTCGGAACGTCGATCCAGCCCCGATCCCGGAACTGTGGCGCTAGAATGTAGTCCCATCCGACATTTACGTGAACGTCACTGACTCGAACAACGAGCCACTTCAAAAAATTCAGGTCTCCGGACATCATGCAGTTGCCGTTGATATGTCCGCAGTCCGGAATTGGTCCGTTTTCAAGCCAAGGACCGGCAACGCCGACCGGTCGGCCGGAATTCGACTCGTCCCACTGCTTGTTGAGTCGTTCGATCCAGTCGAGAGACAACGGAATGCCGTCTGCCTCGCAAAGAAAGATCGCTTTGTATGGTAAAATCTGTTTCAGATTTTTCTTGTGGTAAAACCACTCCATTGTTCCGAAAAAAGTCCCGTTGCAGCCTGCGGGCCAGCCTGTGCCGCGCCTTTTGCTGATGTGCGTGAACGTTTTGAACTTTCTCGCGACGTATTTTACCGTTCCGGGGTCGTGATCGCAATCGAATCGGCAAACGAACAGAAAATCCGCGTATTCGCACATCTTCGGCTCGATATCGGCGAGCAATCGGGCCAATTTGCAAGCTTGTTCCTTGTCTCCGGCCCAATATTGGAGCGCGATGAGTATTTTGTTTGTTTTTGGTGCTTCTCTCATTTTAGGGGTCGTTGAAAGGTGTTCCGAGGGCCATAAATGCAGTATCCCGCGTGACCGGCGACGAGTCCGAAGTCAACAAAAACCTCGTGACCACACTCGCGGGCGCGTCGGCAGAAAATTACGTCCTCTCCGACACCGAGATTGCTTGAGTGTTTCATTTTCGCAGAGAGTCCCTCAACCATTTCGTAGGCTCTCATCGCTTTTTCGCCGTCCATCGGTCCTGTTGAGAGCATTTTTCGCATTTGATCGATGCCCTCCATCAAATTGTGCTCACTGGAGGTGAACCACTGACCATATTTTCCGCTTGAGTCACGCGCAAGCCGAGGGAAACGCTTCTCTATGTCGAGAAAAACCTGCCGGTGAATCAACATGCAGCCGGTTCCGACCCAGTTCGTCGGAAAAATCCGGTTGATAGGCGCGGATCTCGCAACTTTCGCCATTTCCGCGTTGACGCCCTCGGAAAAAACCGGTGGACCGAAGAAATACTTCCCGAAATACAGTGCTCCGACAACGCTTTTCTTGTGCGACATGAGTCTGTCGAGAGTATTGAGCCCCGCGAATTCATCCGGCATCCACTCAAAGCCTGAATACGCCTTGAACCAAGCAGCATTTCCGATTGGCAACACCATGTCATCGTCAATCGTCAGCAAGTAGTCGAGCCCGGACTTCAGAAAAGCGTCCGCAATCGAATTTCGCGAGTGCGCGACGAAGGCGTCACCGAAGTTCAGGACACTTGAGGTGCGCCGTTTGTCGAGTAACTGTGCCACACAAAAGGAAGTGACTGGGTGCGCCGACTTATACCAAGGCAGCGCCACCATGACTTTCTTATCGAAGAGTTGTATCGTCTTCGGAGGATCAACGGCAACTGCCGGGATTCCTGCGTGATGTTCAGCAACGGCGATTTCGGGAATCATGCAATTCTTGTGCTAGTTTGTCGAGTGCATCCTCAGTTGCTTTCCATGCCTTCGGATTCTCCCATGTTGGATACATAGGGCCAGAATATTTTCCCCATGACGGATCTCGAAACCAACACCAATTTGGTTTCTTCAGAACGTTGGTTGCAAATCGAGCCCACCAACCGTGCGGGCCGAAAATCCGTCTCTTCCGGGGGTAGAGAGCGTTCATACGCCAGCGGCTTGACGCTTCTCCATGATCCCGCGAGCGAGATCATCGAGGGCCTGAGTTGCTGGTGTGGTGAAAAGTTTTCCTTCCTCCGTTTTTTGAGTCGGAAGCTTTCCGTCGCTCGGTGCGCCGGTTTCCCGGATTCGATTGACGCTCACGTTTTTGAACTTCGCGAGGCTCGCCGTCGCCTCCGCGAGTTTCTTTTTCGTTTCGTCCAGTTCCGCAACGACTCCGTCATAGAGTGGTTGCAGATACATCAGTTGAGCCATCCCGAGGATCGTGAGAGCCCGCATGTCTGCGCTGTCGTCCTTGATCGCTTCTTCAACACTCGCGTTGATCCCGGCGACGAGTTTGTTATGCGCCTCCGTGGACTTTTTCACAGCCTCGTCCGCCTTCGGATCGATTGGCTGTTCCTTCATGTATTCGAACTTGCCCCGGAGTTCCGCGAGTTTCGATTTCGTCGTCTCGGATCGTTCCGTGAGAGCCTTCGTCGATGCGGATTGCCGGTCGGCAATGTATTGCTCCACGTTTTTCTTCGCGGTCTTGACTGCTTCCGCTTTCAGGAACTTCGTCTTCTCGATCTCCGAAATGCTCGACTCGATGATCCGGACGAGAGTCTGATCCTTCAGTCCCTCGAAAATCTTCGTCCATTCAATCATCTCCGGGCCTCCGTGAGCCTTGATTTTTTCGATGACTTTGTCCGCGTTAATATTCGGGGACTTCCGGAGCTGGTCGTAAATGAATTCCCGCGTCTGCTCGACCGACTGGTCAAATTCCTTGAACTTCGGATCTGTGTCGATGTCGAGTTTCGCACGCCACTCCCTCAGATCCTTGATCTCTTTTTCCACCTCGGGCGGGACGGGGTTTTTCAGTTTCTCGTCTCGCTCGGCGATTTCTTTCCTGAGTTTTTCGATCTCGGCTTCCTTCGCAGCAATTTCCTGCGCGGCCCGGATTTTGATGCCGGTAAAGGCTTCCGTCGATTTCGGACTGGCGTTCGGTGGCAGCTTCGGTGAGTCCTTGAAATACTCGTTCGCCCGGTCTTCTGCGGCTTTGCGTTCCGCTTCAACCTTCGCGGCTTCCGGATCTGCTTTCGCCTTTTCTGCCGCCTCCGCAGCCGCTTTGTCGGCCGCTTCTTTTTCGAGCCGTTCCTTTTCCTCCGGATCGTTTTTCTTGGTGATCTGTTCCGCGAGGGCATCGAGCCCCTCAGATACACCGCGAAAATCCTCGGCGGTAGCGGGCCGTGACAAGTCGCGTCCTTGTTCCGCTACCTTGCGAGCGGTTTCTTCATTCTGTTTCGCCAACTCCTCGGGAGTTTGTGCTGGCTTGGTTTCTTCTGGCATATTTTACTTGTGGGGTTTATGGATTGCGTTTGACTCTCTGATATTGAACATGGCATCTAGTCTCTCCATTTTTCAATACCCGATAAAAAACTCCCCGAATCGGGGAATTGTTTTTTGCCGTAACTGACCGAAATTTTTTAAGCGCATAACAAAGGTCTTCAAACTCTTTGTTTATCGCTTCAACTTCTGAATCAGAAATATTATGTTTATCGGCGGTATCGAGACGCGCTGGTTTAATTTTGTCTGCCATAACTTAGTCTTTCTTCGGGGGGTTGAGTTTTTCTCCGTCGTTCCACGCGTCATCGTCGCCGATGTCGGGATACGCTTTCGTTTCCTTCGGAAGTTCCGGAGGGGGGTATGCGAGGTTGTAGATTTCTCGCAAAGCCATTTGATAGCCGCGCAATTCGCCATTGCGAACCAGCGTCTTGTTGGCATGAGCGCCGTCTAGCAATGTGGGGGCGGCTTCAGACAATCTCGGAACAAGCTTTCCGCCTGTTCGTGTTTCGATAAATTGTCTGAAAAGTGCTACGTCATCCGAGTTCCACTCCAGAATTTCCATTTGGGGGTTGTTGGTTGAGGGTTGCGGCGGCTGCTTGATCGATCTGTGCCGCCTCTGCTTCCATCTGCTTCAACTGTGCGAGCGCGGGTGCGGCATTTTTCAAAAATTCTTCAATCGGCTTGAGCTGTTCCTTCGGCACGCCTTGTTCCTGCGCCCGGGAGACGTGCTCGGCAATATGTGCAACAACCGCTTCCAGCGTAGAGGACGGCTGGCCTTGTTCCATCATGCCCGCGCCGATTTGTTCCGCGAGCGGCATCAGGGTTTGCAAGTGAATCATGTGATTGTCACGCGGAGACACCGGCACTGCCTGCCCTTGAACCAAAAGACTCGACTCCATTTGCTGAAGCCGGTGCTGCTCCGCTTCAACCGTTGGATCGTTATCCGGCAACAGCACTCGATTTGCAAAGTCAGTTCCGATTCTCGCATTCAAGTCTTCCACTTCGAGGGCTCGCTGGTTGTAAAAAGGGTTCCCCTTTTTCTCGGTCGCCACCATCGCAATCATCTGCCGTTCGAGAGGTGTGAGGTCGCGGATCGTTCCGGCAACAGGGTATTGAGAGATCTCATCGATCTCCTCCTGCGTCATAAACTCCAGCAATTCCTTTTGCGCGGCCTTCGCATCGTCCTCGATTGTCTCCTTGTCGCAAATCCTGCGCTGCATGGTTTGAACCATGTTTACAAACTGCGTCATAAACCTTCCGATGCGCGAGTCTTTGCCTTCCTCTTCTCTCGCAGCAAGAAGATTCCACGCAGCGGGCGAACGAAAAGCTTCTCCGGCCATTTGTGGCGGGCTGGTGTTACCGATGAGTTGATCCACGAGACCGGAAAAATATGCATCGAGTTTGAGGCTCGGTTCAACATTTCCATCGAGGCGCTGCTCCAATATGGTCCAGCCGCTCGGAAAAATGCACGTCATCCCAACGACAGACATTTTGAATGTATGGATTCTCTTTACGTCACCTTGCACCGGTATCTTGCCTGACAAGATAGATCGATCAACGATTTCATTACGGTTCCGGTCGATCATCCCGGCGAGTTCGTAGATGTCCCGGCCGACACCTTTGCTACCATGCAGGGTTCCGTTTCCTTTCTGGTAGGTGAAAAACGTCAGGGCCGATTCCATGCTCGGAAACCTGTCGTCCTTCGAAAAAATAGCTGACAATCCTTGGCCCGCGAATTGGTAGTGACTGACTTTGCCGGTGACTTCCCTTGCGAGGAGGTGATACACCACGACGACGTTCGCGCCCGCCATGTAGGAGGCTCCGATTGTCAGTTCCCGGATTGCATTCTGATACCAAAATTCGAGAGTGCCGCCGACATTGAGCCGGTCGCGAATCTGCACCGGACTCGCATTGTTGATCTCGTTCGTGGTCTCTTTGATATTGTATCCAACAGATGACGCCACCTCGCGGTCCTTGATCTTCGCGAAAAGTTCATACGGCATCATCGTTTCTTTCAGGATCATCACCTGACAATAAACGGAATCCTGTTTCGTGCCGTCCGGAGCGAAAGCCTCGTCGAACTTGAAGTGATTCGGGAACCAAGTAAACTCGTCGAGCCATGCAACGGTTGAGTATCCGAAAAGCGCGTTGTTGAAGGCGATATCCTCTACAAGAGTCGTCCAACCCTTCCGGCCGCGAATCGTTTTGGTGATGACTTCTCTGAACTTCTCAGTTTTCTCCGGAGCGTTCTGCCACTTGTGGCTTAGGCTCGAACTGGTAAGATATTTGAGTGAGTCAACCGCTTGCGTGAATCTCGGGGCAACCTTGTCAATCATGCTCGGAAGCGGCTTAGTGGTGAAGTTCTGCTTCCAACCGAGACCTTCCGCTTCGAGTTTATAAGAATCGTATGGCCTCTCCGCGTTGTATTTCGCGAGGATGCGCGAGCCGACAATCGAACGGTTGCGGCCTGCTTGGATAATCAGCTTGACCACTTCCCGGCCCATATTCGCGTCCCGGATCGATCTCTGAGTAGGCTCGCCTGAGGAGTCGATTTTCGGGGACTGGATTATGTTGCCGTATCCGTCCGGGTAGGTGCCGGGTGTTCGGACAGTGGTATCAGTATCAAAAGGCATACGTCATCATTGATTAACAGTGACTCGTCGCTCCCAAATTGGCCCCCATTTCTTTTTTGGGCATCCTTCCGTCGCCAGAATCACTTTGTAATCGACATAACATGTGCAAACGGCACACTGCCGGGCCTCTGTAAACTCCTCGCACGCTTCACATGTGTTTAAACGGTGCATCCGCTCATCGATGGTCGTAAGAGTCCGGAAACCGAAAAGTTTCGCCAATAGCAATCTCCCACTAGCGAACATCACCCGAAAGGGAGACGAAAGCCGAAAAGTGTGGACCGCTCGACTGAGGCAGTAGATTCTCACCACGGCAGTCTCCACTTGGTAATAAAATAGATGCAGAGCCCGGTGATCGCGGCAACACAAATGCCGATACCGATGATTATTCCAATCCAGATCATAATGTCCTTTTCCTCCAGCAATGCGCTGGCAAATCCGTGTTTTCAACTGTGGGTTGGTCTATCCAGACAGATGCCGCCAGATCTGAGCCGAGGACGTTGCAACCGTGCTGCACCAGCCGAGGGTCTGCTGGCCGACTGCCGATAATCTCCGAACGCAACTCAGCAACGGCCGCACGGCAGCTCGAACAGCCGTCCGGTAGTTCCTTGTTGTGCGGGCAACCGGCGCAAACGTTCGCCCGGTTCGTGGCGTTAATCTGATCTCCGAACTGGAGAGGCTCGCGGGAGTTGAGAGACTTAATCCTCGCGAACCATTGCAAAATTCTGCCCTTCAGTGTCGCCACCTTCACCAAAGCGGCGTGCTGGCCGTCGTCGTTCGTGCAGATGACCGGGTCTCGCTCGCACGCCTGCGCCCGGACTTCATTCTCGGGATCTCCGGGCTCGAAGTTGTTTCGCTTGCGATACGCACGAACACGCGCAACGACCCCGGACCAAGTGTTCCCGGCAATCGTGGTGCCGTCTCGCTCCTTGAAAATGAATCCGGATTTCGGAAATAAATTGACGTTAATTCTTTGCATTCAAATTAAAGTATCGCTTCCTCTGTCGGCCGGTTTCCGTCGTCGAGAAACTGCGTTCTATTAGATTCATCGATCCTCGCGCCTCCGCGAAGTTGGATCTCGTCGAGCCAGCCGTCGGTATCGTCGCCGCCTCCGGGCATGTCGGAAGTCGCGTCGAGATTCATACTCAGAGTCACACCGGAACCTTTCCGGGCGGCATGAACGAGGAGTGTCAGACTGTCGGCCTCGTCCGGTGACTCGAACCCGCGAGAGATGTAATCCCGCTTTTGCTCGACTCGGGTTTTTCCCCCGGTGATCCGAAACTTTCGCTGCGTGAGTTGCTGCGTGAGTTTCGTCATGTCAATTTCCGGGGAGATGAGAAAATATTGAAACTCGCCCCACTTCTTGAGTGCGAACCAGAGTTCCGTGTTCATCCGTTCGTATTCCTCGAAACATGGCTTGCTGTCTTCGACCATGATTTTGTCCTTGCTGCACGCCTCCGAAAAATTCACGTCATGGATGCTCGGGCTCCATTCGTGTTTTATCAAGTCGGCAACTCCCGCGCCCGCGCCCGTTCGATCACAAGCGAAAAATTCCCCGCGAACGCCAGCTTTGCGGTTCACTTCAACGGTTCGGTCGGTTTGCTGACGGGTGTCTCCCTTTGGGATGGTGAATTGCTGGTCTGCTTGGAGTGCCCATCTGACGATTGAGTGTCCGTTTCGGTCCTTGAACATGACCTTTCGCCCGGTGGGAAACTCAATAGAAGGAGGAAATTGAATACCAGTTGCTCGTCCCCATTTTCCGAGTGTATATATAGCAGCGGCCCCGCCTTCGAGTGCCAGATCCTCAGATCCGATGGGTTTTGGGTCGTCATACCAGATGAATTTTCCCCGCCATTTTGCAAGCATACCGGGCGGAATGACTGTTAGTTCGATTCCTTGAGGCGGGTATGCTCCGCGCCCCATTGTGTAATACCCCGCACTGCCTCTGCCTCCGGCGTTCTTTGCGATGTTCTCAAGTCCGGATCGAGTTTGCAGGCCGTTGAAAACGATTCGCCCCTCGGTGACGTTCTCCGATCTCTCTCCATCGAGACGCAACACATCCCAGTCGCGTTTCGATTTCCACTTGTAGTGGTTCTCCACATCGAAACCTTCCCAACCGAACGGTGGCTCAACTCGCTTCGCCAATTCGTCTCCCTGATTCGTCGGATTGAACGCGCCGAAAAGTTTGAATCCGCTCGTGTCGCCTTCCTCTTGAATGTTCGAGAGGATGTTATCAATATCTGACCAAAGTCCCCCGGGGACGTTTTCGATTTCGTCCACGAAAATAAACAGCCGCGACAACGCGCCGAAAATATTGTGCGGGTTCGGTCTCGGCTTCCGCTTCACACCTTGAAGCCGACCGGCTTTTTTCTTCTGGCCCACAGGGATGATAATCCCTTTGATACTCGAAAGCTGATTGCGCCGGTCGAGCCCGATGAAAAGTTCCCCCACTTCACCGGGCATCGGCAGACTCGCGGACTTGTGCAGGCCGACAAGATGGGAAAACAAATTCTGTTCGAGGTGATCCTCGCTCGGGCCGAGGACTCGAACCGTCGTCCATTCCGGATCTCGAATCCATTCGAGAAAAAGCCGCACGCCGACACCGTAGGATTTGCTGCACGACGCCGCGCCCATTATCAGACCGTGACTGGATGTCTCGAAAAGGCTCCAAAGGTCTCGGGTGAACTTCGGCTCCGGCGTGAACTGGTTTGCGGTCCAGAGAACCTGCGCGGCGGCTTCCGGTGCGTTTGCGTTCAGGAGATAATGAACGTAGTGCATCAGCACCGGCAGGTATTTCTTCGGGTCGTCCTCCAGACGCAAGTTCAGCCGCAGATAATCATCAATCGATTTCGCGGCCTCAAATTTCTTGTCGGAGTGAACAAGCTTCGCGACGTATGCCGCGAGTGCAATTTCGGTCTTATCGGTGAGCATCGATAAAAAGTGGTCGGAACGGCAGGACTTGCACCTGCGGCCTCCCGGTTCCAAGCCGGGCCGTCTGCTACTGACATTACGCTCCGATTAAAAATGGCCGGGATGAGAAGGGTTACGAGCCTTTCCTTCCGAGTGATCTTCTCGGCGTGCCCAAACACTGCATCCCGATTGGTAGCGGGGGTGGGAGTCTCACCCACGGAAGCAGAGCTTATGAAACTCGCTTGAAGATCCTTCTCCCCGCAGTAGGAAACAGTGACTCGAAAAAAGAAAATCGGCCACTCTGAGTTGTGCCGAAACAGAGTGGCCGATGCGGGACCGGAGCTGGTAGGATTATGCGCCGGTTTTCTCCCTGTTCTTGGGGTGTCCGTTCTTGTAGTCGGGGTGGGAATTGTTGGCTATTCTGGCGATACGCAGTATCGCGTCTTCCTTGAATTTGCGAGCTAGACTCTGAACCACACAGGTTCGGTCTCCTGACTTGAATGCTTTAAACTGTCCGTCCATTTTGTTGCTCCTTTCGTTGTTGGTTGATGCGAAAAATATTCTCCGCATGGTGATCTTTCGGTTTGCGCGTCCAAACTCCTGCAACGCGCATAATTTGAAGAGTGTTTTTCTTGTTCCACTTGTTCCCGCGACGGGTAAGAAAACCCTCCGCGTTCAGAAAATCCGCAACCGAGTCGATGGTCATCGTCGGATTAACATAGATTTTCAAGGTTTGGAGTATCGCCCGCTCTTGCGGTGTCTTGCCGTAGGGCACACCGCCCTCGCAACGGCCGGTCTTGCGCTTCACTGCGAGCCGTGCTTTCCGCAGCTTCAGGACCGTTTGCGCCTTCTCCCACTGCGCGAGTGCGCCCATGACCTGACGAATAAGTGTCCGAGTCGGATCTCCGTCATCGGAGGCGAGATCGATTAGTTCCCCCCGGTCGGCCGCATAAACTTTGATTGATCTCTCTCGGCACTGTTTCAGCAAAACTTCCTGAACCATGAGGTCACGCGCAAGCCGGTCCATTCGCTCGACCACGATGCCAGCGACATCCTCGCCGTTTTTCCGCCTGCATTCGATGGCTTCAACCATTTCGCTGAACTTCGGCCGGTCCATGCCTTCAACGGTTCCGCTGACGCCCTCCTCGAAAAATTCTCCCCCGTAAACGAGGCGACTGCCGCAGAATTCGCGGATGGTCTCCCTCTGACGATCCGGGCCTTCACCGGAGATCTGGCCCCGGCCGCTGACGCGAATGTAGCCGTAAACTATCGGCAACTCAATGATTTCGTCTTCGTTCATAAATACTTGGCGGGGTCGTCATCGACGATTCCCCAACACTGGAGACACCATACTCTATGCTCCTCCATTTGTCTATCCCAAAACAAAGAATTTTTCACCGCCCATTTCCAAGCCAAAATTTCCTTCCACTCGCGCCGTTGCTCCGGCCGGTGCCGAAGAAAACAGTGCCCGATCTCGTGCAGCCCGATGCAATAGTCTTCGATGAATCGCACCGGTATCATGTGAACGAGTTGTTCAAGCGGATACGCTCCAACAACGCATTCCTCGATGAAACGGATGCGAAGGTTATTCACATCGCAAAGCGTTTGCAGGTGATTCGTGAAAATCACCTGCTCATCTTCCGTCAGTCTCTCGTCTCGCATAAAAATGTTGTTCGGGCGGGGAGTCGAACGCCGCAACGTGAAGCCGAGTTGTTTTCGCCCGGTTCAGGGGCCTACATTTTACCCGGTGAACCCTTCACGCCGAACCGTCCCGAACGCGATGAATATAGCAGAAACGAGGGGCTCGTCAATACCCTTTTTTCTTACCTTTTTTCTTTGGCATATTTTTAATTGCTCGGTCCAAGGTCAATCACCCGGGGCCACAGACCGGCACAGGGATCGACATTGAACGAATAGTAAACATCGTTCAGTGCTCCCTTCGTGGACTTCCGAAAAGGCTCCGACCAATTCACGCCGTCCTCCGTGACCTGAACGTCGTATTCGTGATTCGGAACAAGTTCGAAGCTGATGTAGAGCGCGAGTTTTCCCGTGACGGGATTGCGGAAGTAAACTATCCCGTCGAGCGGATCTTCCTTTTCTTCGTGCGAGGATTTCGGAGTGGCCGCAATGGTGATGATCGCAGCGGTGATGAGTGCTGTGATGAAGACTACGATGTTCGGCTTTTTCATGTTGTTCTTTCTGTGTGTTAAGGTTTACCCCGCCACACCGAAAAATTACAACACGGTGGGTGCCCGAATCAGTTTAGGCAGCTACTGCGAGGAGCGCCGTCAGCAAGGTTGAATACGGGGCATCCCGCAGTCCTTCCCTGAAAACAATCTCGGAATCGTATCCGAAAGCTGCGTGAAGCGGGGAAAGCCGGTCGATGACACCGCCGTCGAGCGGTTTCTCGTAGTTGCCCGCCATGTAATCAATCACCTGTTGGATGATTGCCTTCTGTGCTGTAGAGAGTGTCGCCATAATATGCGAGAAGAAGTGACGCGAAGAGGCCTAAATGTCAACTGCCTTTTCTCGCAACGATCTTCACTGAGGAATTCGAGGTGAAAATCGGCCTTCGGGTTTTTCATAAAAATCCCACGAGGATAAGAATCACCGCGAAAAGTGCGAGCCCGTTCGCGGCTTGTTGCCGCTCGATTTCCTTCAGTGTGTCGAGAATTGTCGGAATTGTCGGTGCAGATTCCGGAGGAGGCCATTGCCAATTCAAGGGCCTGCCCGCTTTCACGTAAGCAATTCCCTCCTCTGAGGCGAGCCAATTTTTCTGACTTTCATCCCATGCCGAAGTGTCCCTCCGGGGACTTGGATGAAAACCTCTCGGGACATACGGCAACTGGAGGGAGTCGAGCCACGCAGCTCGGGCGGCAATCGTCTCAGGCCGTTGCCGGTATGGAATATGTCGAGTGCTCATTCGCCAAAGAAGGTTGAGAGTGCCCCGGCTCCGTAGTGCAGCGCGGTGAAGGTGAGGGCCGCAATGATGGAACACATTACGCCGAAAAATCCCTTGGGTTTTTCCTCAGGTCGGCCGTTGCAGTCGATGTAAACCATCCGCAAAAAGGACGTGATGGTAAGGATCAAAAGAACGATCTGGCAGGCTTGTTTTGGGTTCATGTTGTTTTTTCGATGACGAGGTTTGGGCCGAATTGATAGCCGCGTGAATACATGGTTCGGAAAAGAAATCTCACGCCGAAGATCTCAAAACCCCGGTCGAAAACCGTTGTCTTTCCTACCCGCGATGTTAAGTTAATGATTTTCATGCGGGACACTATCACATGATTTCGGAATTGCAAGTGCTGACTCGATCCGTCCAAGCAGATCCTCGTAATATTCGTTGCCGTCGCAGGACTTCTCTGCCGCACGCGCCTTGACGATTGGTCGCAGGTCGGCAATCAGATCCTTCAGGGCGTTGACCTTGACTTGCCAGTTATGCGCCCAAATTTTTTCCTGTTCTTCACTCATGGCGCAATCGTATCAGATCCGGGCTCGGCGCACAACTTTTTGTGCTTTCGAAAGTTGTCTGCTTTCCAAAGCGGTTGAAGGTTAGAGAAATGAAAAGCCTGCGCCACCTGCGCCGGATCGGAGAGATCGAAGGAACAAATCGGTCTTCGGTGGTCAATGTGCCAGCCGTGAAAACCGTAGTTCTCCCAAGTCATACCGGGGGCGAATTGCTTTTCGAGGTGCTCCCGAAGTCCCGCGAGACTAATGCCGCACACTCGCAGAATGTAACTCGAAATTTGGTGAAGTTTAAACGCCTTGTTGAACCTGCGACGAAGCACCCGGGCGAGCTTCGCTTCTAGTGGGGAACGCTTCGGTTTTGGTTGAAACATACGCCGGGCCGCTTTCTCCAGAGCGAGTCTTCGATCTCGATAAATTTTTTTCAAAATTTTTGAAAGCCGGGTGGGTCCGTTCATGTGATTGTATCTCAACCACCTAGACTCGTTGCGGTTGTTTTCGTGGTAGTCTTTTAAAGATCTCACCCGATCCCACGCACGCTTAAAGGTTTTGTTTGTCCAATCTATCTGACCACCTCTTTGTCCTAAGTTGTTCATAACAAATATCTTCTCGATGTATTTTCCTAAAATTTCGAGGAGTTCACTAAGCGGGACTTCCCGACTCCAGCTCCCCCGAAGGCCCCTCCCGAAATTCTGCCTCCGTTAACGATATTCCTGAGGCCGATCCGCGAGCCGCGACTCGCGTTTCGCCGTGGTCGCATCGATCCGGAGATGGTCGCGACTCGTGGTGTCGGAAAACCTTACACAAATTGGCTCTTTTTGACCACCCTGTAGCTTTTTGACCACTTCCAGCCCGCGCTCGCTCGCTTTTCGCTTTCACATTGAATAGTTGACCATTTAGTAAACTATTCCTTTGGCACGGTAAGTGAATACTTACCTCAGTGGTCGTCGTTGTCATGGGGGTTGGGTTGGCACTCAGCTTGCTTGATCTGCGTGGCTGCAACCTCAAGCTTCAGGTCGAATAGCTTGGCTCGGGTGCCGTTGCTGTTCTTCGCCTCGGCCATTGCCTTTGCGATTCGCACGCTCAGTTCACCTGCGTCGGTCTGGTCGTCAGTCGCCTGTTCCTTGCGCCGTCCTCGGTCCTGCGCCGTGTCGTTCAATGCCAGGTATGTCATGGCTTGGCATTTCTCAATCGCTGTTGCGAGATCTGCGAGCGCACGAGTGGAAAGTTTCTTCACCTCGTCTTTCACGCTACCGTCCTTGTTGTATCTGGTCTCACCGACAAACAAATACTCTCTCAGCTCGGCCTCAGACATCCCGGTGATTCGAGCCATGACCTTCTCCAGAAAGATCCACAGGCGGCGAGCCTGAACGAAATTCAGAGCTCTATTAACTCCTCGCTCAAAATCTCCGGGGCGATTGGATTTCTTCAGCTCGATGATTGGCTTCAGCTTGTCAACCCAACCCTCATCATCGACCATCCGCAACACATCAACGGCTCGGATGTTGAGTGCGTGCGCGGTTCGTTCGATGTCGCCACAGAATGTGGCATAGAGCAAAAAAGCTTGCTCTCGGTCCATGACGTATTCAACGTCTTCAGGTTTGCGGGGAACTGGGATTGATACTGGGTCCATAGTGTGTTGTGCTGCGGGGGTTGTTGATTCCAATCATTCCGATTGTGTGTCCTGTCCGAACCCAACGTCGGCCGACATGCAGTCGGTCTTCATCGAGCAATTCGCGGCGGTGATACGAACAGGGCCAAGGCAAATCGAAGGCCCACACCTCGGCTGCTACTCGGGCGAATTCTGCGTCGGTGTATGACCTTGATTCTGTCTCTTCCATTGCTCTCGTTGTTTCTGCCTGCGCTCACGTTTTGCTTGGGCGTTCAAACGCCTGATTGCCTCAGGCGCTCCAGCGAAAAGGTCGGGCTCTCTCTGCTTCACACCGAAAAGGTGATCTCTCGCGGCGAAAGCCGCCTCAACTTTTTGTAGTAAAGAAAACTGCGCCCGAATAAAAACTGAAACTCTTAAAGTGACTTAAGTGGCGCTACCCAAAGGGGGGGCCTTGGTCGTTCTTTAAACATAAATACTATACCACGCGAAATAGTATATATAATAAAAAGGGATACCCGGCATACAGCCGGGAGGACGGTTGTGTATTGCTTGTTAAAGATCCACCAAGGGGGGTGGCTTGGGTAGCGCCGATTAAGTCACTTTAAGTGTTTCAGTTTTTAACTCTCGACCGGGTTCGTTAAAATAGAAGTTGTGTTCGCCCTCGCGGTTTGCGATACTGCCGCAGATGAGAACTTCAGAAGCAATGTTCGATAGAGCGAGACGCTTAACGCGGATCGAGTTCCGACTCTGTCCCACCGACACTCCCGAACTTCAGGAGTATCAACTCACGAAACACCTCGCCAAACATTCCCCGGTGAATGTGACTTGGTATCACTCAAAGACTATGTGGGCCGCTCGGACACCTGTTATGCGAGGCCGGGGCAAACTCATCGGTCTCACTCCGAATATTGAGGCTGCGTGCAGGTTCGCGGATATGGGCACGCGATATTTCAATGTCCTCATCGGTCACGAATTCACGCGCTACAATTTTTCGGAAGCGCAAGCGAACCTTGATCTCCTGTATTACCCGGAAGCATTCGAGTTATTGCGCGACTGGGCAAAGTCATTCGGTCTAAATCCTAGTCTCTTCGAACTACACTTAAATCTTTATGCCATTCAAACCTGACGATCCAATTCTCGCCGAGATATGCAAAGACTCCGCGACACTGTTGTTTCAACCGAGTATCGAACCGAGGGTAATAAACTCGATGCACCACGTTTACTGCCTGCCTGCAATTACACGCAGGCCATACGTGGTGAAGTTTTCAATCGGCGGTCGGGTTCGCACTCTCGGCTTTTTCTCGCTGAGGGAAAGTGCGTGCAGATTCGCCGACATGGTCACGCTGCGATTCTGGAAATATCGCAAGCGAAACACACCTCAGCGATTCAACTTTTCTCAGGCGCAGGCAGAGACCGACACCAACACTCACACCGAGGCGGCTTTCATCCTCGCACAGATCGAGAACCATTTGTCCGCGCACCTCACGGAGTATGTCAACCGCACACCAATTCCCCGAAAGAAAAAGTTGTCTTTCGATGACCGTGTTGCTACGCTTCGGGAAGATATTGCGAAACTCGAAGCGCGAATCGCGGATCTCGAATCGAAGTCAGCGCCACACACGGATATTTTCTACGGCACAGAGTCGCCGACCATACAAAATTTCGACTCAATCGACAAACCAACAATAACGAAGCCAGTAACACTATGGACAACGAAACCAACATAAAAATCCCACACAACGCACCCGCCTCTCGCGAATCAGTCGTCGCCGCAGTCAATCAACTGCGCCGGATCACCGAACTTCGACAGAAAGGCTCCGTCTCTATTACCAACGGCGAGACAATCGAACTGAAGGCCGCAGAAAGAGCGTTGTCTGAATTTTTTCTCAACCATGCCAACGAATTCCTCTCGGTCTGGTTCGCCGTTGTTGACGAATACGAACCGATGATTAACTTTTTCGTCCGTCTCAGTCGCCGGGTTACGAGTATCAACACGAAACCACAATGAAAACTCGCACACGCACAGTTTACAAAGTCCTGCGTCGGGAAATCGATGGATCACTCGTCTCTTGTTCACCGCCCGTCGGATGCAGTCAAACTTACCTCCGGCGCAAGCAAATCAATCTGCCGAAGATGCCCGGCTCGAAGATTTTCGCCTTTAATTCACTTGCAAACGCAAGGGATTTTGTGAATGGAGATACTACTGACAAACTCATTTTCGAGTGCGAGGCAACCGGGGTTCGACCGATCCGAACCCGGCTTTCGGTTTGGGCTGTCGCAAGTGAAGTTGAGGAATTTTGGACTGGAGTCCACAGAGCGTCTTTCACTATCGGCGCTCCCGTAGGTTGCGTCGGTTGTAAAACGCTGCGAATAATCAAACGAATCAAATGAACGAACTAAATCACGGCGCAGGCAAGGGCGACAAGGATCGAAGCCCGGGCTGGCGCAAGAATTACGACGAGATCCGCTGGCCCGGAGTCACTGGCTTCAAACGTCGGGACTCACGACTCAGGAAAATCTATGGAACACCAAAACAGAATTATGAAAACCAAAATAGTTTACAAGCTTCTCCACAACCGTAATGGCGAAGGATTTTATTCATGGTCATCACCTACTGGGTGCGGGCAGGAATATTTTCTCAACAAGATAAACCGACCGAAAATCCGAGGATCCGGGATCTTCGTCTTCGACACACTTGCTGAGGCCCTTGCATTTGACAAGTTCAACGAGCGGTGGAGGGCGGTTTTCGAGTGCGAGGCGACGAACGTTCGGAAGCAGAAGGTTCGAATGCAGGTCAACGCCGATTTAAAAGAAGTTAAATCCTTCTGGAAAAATTGGCGAAAGACCCGGAAAAACCGGCTCGGCGAAATACAGGATGGAGTGTCGCTATGCGACACTCTAAAATTATTGAGGAGGCTCCAGTGAAGTTTCACATTCTAATGCGCTACGGCATCGTCCGCATTATCGACGGTGAGCCCGTGTTGTTATCCGGCCGGGACCAGCAAGGGCCTATTACCTTTTCTGAGCGGTCTCAGGCCGAGTCGCACATCCGGCACGAGGGCCTTTCGGATATCCACATCGTCACCGTTCAACTCAGATACACACTCGACAAATGAACAATCCGATATGCCGACCAGACCAACCTGCCTTTACCGCCGAAGGTTACGGAGGCTACGGGCATACTCTGACCAAACGGGAACTTTTTTCTGCACTCATCCTCGCCGCTCTTATGAGCAACGACAAATACGACCTTCGGAACGAGAACGCGAAAATCGCCGTGAGCCGGGCAGACCAGTTGATCTCCACACTCAACCAACCATGAACCGACTGATAAAGATTTTCGATGACTTTCTCGCGTGGCTGTTGATTCCTGACAAATGAAAAACATATTCATCCAGACAGTCGCCAACGGATTCGTTGTGCGTGACGCCGATGTGATGCGGTCGGCATTCGGGGCATTCGGGGCCGTCGGCGTGGATCTCGACACGCATGTTTTTCGGGACTTGAACGACATGTGCAGGGCGCTCCCTCGGTTGCTCGGTGACGAGCATACGGTTTTCGCTGAACCAAATTGTTGCGGGAAACCCGGCAAATGAAAATCGAAGTTGCGGAATCTGAGAGCATCCATGACGCCATTCGTCGCGCATTCTCGGACGCTTATGAAGTATCTGTTGGTTCGCGTTACGTGATCGTCACGCAACGCCGCCGAGGGATTGAGAAAGTTTTTCAGATTCCCGATATGCCCGGGATTCTCCCGGCTACTTTTTGTTTCGATCTTCAGTTGCTTTTTCACTGTTTACCTGAATGAAAAAATTACTACGCTGGTTCCTCAACTGGATGAGCGGTGACGCTCTCGATGAAGTTGATCGGTTGCGCGAACAAAACAAACGCCAGAATGATCTGTGCGCTACACTTGCTCAAGACTCTCTCGCACTGGAGAAACTTCGAATCGAATATCAACACCTGCGCTCTCAGGTCATGCAACTGCGAGTTGAAAACTCCGACCCGAAGCAACTGGGCCGACTCGGTTGGCAGGTGAGTGCGTTCATTCCCGAAGAAACACTCCGGCATCTTCGAACGCATCCGCAAATATATAACGCCTTCGTCAATCGGATTGCGGCCGTCCTCGTCCACAACGCCGTTCAAGGGATCGTGAAGCTCAACTCGGCGGGAAAATCCGTCGCTTTGATTTTCGAGCCGTTGTCGCTTGAGTCGAAGCAACGAGTTGTTTCTACGTGGCTGGAGACCGACAAGGATCACCCATCGCTAATCTACAGTTGCGGCGACAATGAATCAGTCCGTAAAGTTCTGCCCGAGGCCGATTTCGGCCCGAAAGCTGATACTATTCAACGACTTATAGATGGTCCAAAATAGTTGAAACTTTTTGTTGCACGTCGGCACGGCTCGTGTATATTGTCCTCAGTTAGCCCAATAAAGGGCGAAACGGAAAACGAGACATGACCAGCTCAACCGTCAAGAAATACATCCGCGAAACCTTCGGCCTGAAGGTCCGGGTTTCCACCACGCCGACCAAGAATCCGTGGATCACAGTCTGGATTCCTATGGCCCTACGCGCACCCACAACGGCCTTCCCTGAGGCTTTTCGGCAGCGTTGCCTCCGGATTATCTATCCGAACGATCCGATTCTCCATAACCAAACGTCGGCAGGTAACGTTACTGATTATTCCATCGCCATGACAGCCCGGGAATGGACGAAACTGATCGAGGGCGCGACGATCTACGCCGACATTGGCGGACTCCTCTACGGTGTTCGATGCGCCGGGATCGACTCCGAATGGATGACTGAGGCGCAGGCAATCGCCTACGCGAAGAAACTTACAGGGGAAATTTGACACCGGGCAATCCTCGTGTATATTA